TCTCCGGATCATCAATCCCATTTATGTAGTCTTCGACTTCTTCTTGCTCTTTCAGGATCCGCAGTCTGTCTGATTCTTTTCTCCTGATCTGCCGTCTTATATTCTCTTCTTCGTAAGGATCGTACATTTGGACAGACGTTCTCACTTCGGTGTACGGAAAATCTGCACTGGATCCCGTTACCTTCCCCATGACAACAGTCGATTCCCGTTCACAGAGTTCTTGTATCTGATTCTCAATCCGGATAAGTCTATCTTTGTTTGGTTTGTACTTTTTCAGTGTTCTCTTGTCCACTGGCAACACTCCCTTTCGTATCTACTCCCCATTTTCTTAAGCAATCCTCTACAGAGTACGCACCTCTTTGCATCCACTTTTTGGCATTCTCTGTTGGTTCATGTTCGGCCAGATCAGCAAAATGATCATCACGGTCTTGCTTCATCTCTTTCTTTCCGCGTCTGTGCTTTAAAGTCCCTCTCATATCTGTATCACCTCCATAATCTCCGCACTATCCAATCCAAAAACACCACAAAAAGCAGTATCGGGAAGCATGCCGCTACTAAATAATCCTCACACTCCAGCTCCACATCCTCTTCCAATCCTGTCTTTAGGGCAATCACTGTTCCAAGCCCCAGGATGTAATACAGGGCTAGGAATGCGATTGTGATTAAAATGTCCATGTTATTCCTCCTTGTATGGTTCTGGAAATGGCTGCCATGCAACAACTTCTTTCTTATTTGCTTCTATGAACTCATTATAAAATTCTTCGTAAATATACCATCGATCGTCTCTAACTCTGTAAAAACCACACTTAACAGCTCCATATGATGTTTGCACATTCAGCAATGGATAATATTTACCATCACCAGCTTCCGGCAATTTATCACTTACCGGAATCCAACCGTTTTTACTAGGGACATTTGTGTCATTAGCCAACTCTAAATACTTCTTCATTTTATGAATTGCTTGCACTATCACGCCATCATCACAATTGCATATACCATCTTCCACGTCACAGCAAGCACCTTCGCATTGATTAAAGCATTTTTCATTTTCTTCTATTAGTTCTTTGATCGCTACAATTTCTTTTTCTTCCAAAATCTTCTCTAATACGTTCATTCCACATTCTCCTTATCCACATACTTCTCTACGACATCCACTGCGCAAGTCAGCCCATAAATATAGCTTTCCAATTCTTCCGCTGTTTTGCTTGTTCCGTATCTTCGCTTTTCTTCTTTCAAAGTTTCGTAGGCGTCATTTTTCATGCTTTCGATTTCTTCCACGATTTTCTCTAATACGTTCATCACTCCACCTCCAACAAATCAAGCCATTCTTCCAATGTCTCTTTTGTAATTTCCAACCACGAACCATCATCTACAGCATCAAGATGAACATGATCAGAACCACCAATCATCATGTGACCACTTTCGTCTAGCTCGTAAATTTTCCCTTCTTCAATCACAATTGTATCGTTTTCGATTAAGAAACCATCATCGTCGTATTTATCTACGCAGAAAGTTTTCTTGCACTTATATCTCTTACTCATTTTCCTTTCCTCCGTTCTGTCGCATCTGTTCAATGTAAATATCTGTTGCACACCTTACAATTTCTGGTTTCATGCCATCGTAATCAGTGCCTTTGTAGAAATTCTTGTTACACGATCTTTTAATCATGCACAGGATATCTTCAAATGTTTGTTCTCTCATCTTTTCGCTCCACTTCATTGTTGTATTTCAGGCACTTTCCATCCTTGTACGCTACGCATTTCTCTTTAATACACGGATTCAACACTGGTCTGACAAAATCTCCATTCCCAATAAGCATTGCTTTTACCTCTTCTTTTCCCGTTAAATCAGGGCAAAATAAAATCATCACTCCACCTCCTCATATTCCGGACACTCCACACAATACTCATACCGGTCCATTCTTGCACACTGCTCTTTGCACACTTCGTTTTCTGGGCATTCTATGCAGCAATAATCGTGTCCGCATATACTTGTTAATTTGCATCTTCCCATCATGGTTATTCCTCACTCCAATCTATTTTCTGTCCGCAATTCGGGCAGTAGAAATGTTCATATCCTTTTTCGCAAATATATTCACTTTTGCACGTAGGGCATTTAAAGTTAATGTCACCAAGTATGTAGTCCATTATATTCGGCTTCTTCGCCGTATCTCGCTCTTTCAGTTCCTGCATCTGCTCCAGCAGCTTTGCGCAATTGTTATATTGGTTCAAAATATCGCACACAAACCGTCCCATCTTGCACTCTGCGCATTTATCTTCCAGTTGCTCTCCGCTTAGCTGGTTCGGATACTTACACAGGTTGTCGCAGATATGCTCCATCATTTCCGTTGTGATCCCGTCCATCCATGTTTCTTCTGTTTTTGGCATTAGTCATTCCTCCGCAATAAAGTCTTCCATTCTCATTTGCCCTGGTATGTTTTCGTCTTCCATCCACCAAAGAAATACCTCTTCCCCTGTCGTCCACTTACATTCTTTTCCTCTTCGTTCACGTTCTTTCAACATCCTGTCGAAAGCATTTATATACAATTGCTTATACTTTGGAAAATCTGCAAACTCTTTGTAACGCTTCTTGCCTGCCATCGGACATCCGATGCAACCAACACGATCATATCCGCACTGGTACAGCTCGCACGTCTCTATTTTCTCGGAATTTATATATCCCCAGATATCACTATGCGTCCAATCTATGATAGGATTTACAATCATTTTTTTCTGCTGCATACATAGCTCACTCATCCGTCTTCGTGCATCGTTATCCTCCATCAGCATTATCTTCGTAAATTTTTCTTTCTCTTTTTGGGTTTGTCCGAGCTTTTCAAACTCTTCCCTTTTCAATCTGGAAGTACTTTCGTCCCATCTTACTCCGGTTGCGATATACCGGTTTGCACATCCAGTTTCTTTCAGCGTAGAGCAACAGTATCTTACAATTCTTGTCGGCGGGATAAGCTTTTCTGGAATTAAGCTCCACATGCTAATCAATTTTCCTTTATAGCGTGGTTTTTCTATTTCGCACCTAATTCCATGCAGTTCCAGTTCTCGGAATACCTTCCGGATATGCCGAACTGTCTGTGGCGCATCTGCCGTTGTATGGCTGTTATGCACTTCAAACGGGATTCCGGATCGCTTAAAAATCTCTAACATCACATCACTATCTTTTCCTCCGCTGTATGTGCAAATAAGCGGTCTACCATAGTGATGCAGACTCATTTCACTTGCCATTTTAATTCTTTCGATTGCTTTTTTCTCTTTATCCATTTTCTCAGAAGCCCGGTATACCCTTGCCCCGGCCGGAGGCTGGCTCCTTTCTATTTTTCGTTTATTTTCTTCTTATTTCCTCGCAACTGCTTGCAAAGTCCTTCCCACTCAACCTCTTTGCTCCGCGTCCATCTTTTCGCTGCTCTTCTCTTCCGAATCCCAGTCTTATCCATGTACCGGATAAGAGTTTCTTTCGGGAATTCTATTTTCTGGATGTCATGCAAGACTTTATGGATATGCTCATCCAAGCATCCGAGTTTTACCATCTCTTCGATCTGGAACTTGTAGGGATCCAGAAAGTGTCCTGGTCTACTCATTTCCCTCTCACCCTATTCTTTCTCTTCCGCTTTGTGCTGCCGCGCGTAAACGCATCCATATTTCCGTGTCTCAATCCGGTAGACTGTTTCCTATAGACTCTAAAACCGTATCTTTTTCTGTTCATGTTTGCCTCCTAACTGAAACTTACTTCCGGCTCTTCCTCTGGACATATTTCTCCACCTGCTTCCATTTCGTTTATGATGATTTTCGTTCCCGCTCTTTGTAATCTCAGCAACAGCATGTCAAATTCCCCAAGGTATCTCAACGACTTAATGTCTACACATCCCAAACTGTCAAGTGTATACTCTTTCTCAAAATCCCATTTCGATATCGGAATTTCCATATTCAACTCTTCATCGTGTTCGTTTTCGAAAATGATTACCGCCCTATGCAGGGAGCTCCAAGTAGATCTTTCACACTCTTCTATTAGCATCTCGCAACTGACCGATTCGTAGTGTGGTCCATCGTCAAGCTCCACTTCCAGACCAGTTGTACTGATCTTCTTTTCGCACATTGCAATCCATGCATCAAACAGATCCGTGACTTCCATTTCTTTTTCTTCCTGCTTGATTGATAATTCCTTAAAATTTTCTAGAATCTTTTTATTCTCAATGCAAGCATCGGAATTTACGATTTCTGTAAGCACCGTATCCAACTTTGGAAGGTATTCCGAAAAATCATACTTCTCTATGTACGGCACCATGACATCGTTTATCTTTTTCTTCAGTGCCTTTTCCGCATCTCCCCATCTAAACGCTGATCCTATTGCCGATTCTATCGATTCCTTAAATTTCTTTTTGAGTATTTCCTTTACTTCTTCCTCGGAGAGACACTCCTGTGCCATTTTTAATAATTCTTCTTTCATTTTGTTCCTCCTTAATTCGAATTCAACAGCTGCTCTTCCAGAGAGTCCATGTCGTATTCTCTGCGCTCAAAGTTGTTTAGATTTCTGCTTACTGGCGGTTTTGCTGGCATTTTTTCCGTCTGCTCTTGGTTAAGATAAACATCGAAATTACTGCCGAACAGGGTTTTTGGTCTTAGATATATCCTCATATCCTTAATGCCGCGCTGTAATTCCTCTTTTGTCGGCTTTCTGCCCCACTCATGGTATTTTTTATCAATCACCGTCTTAAAGTCATCCAGAGTGTATCCTTCATTGAATCTGGCTTTTATTTCCTTCTGGTTACTCTTAACATCCCACCTTAGTTTCTTGCCTGTCTTTTCATTCAGGTAAGTTATGATCTCTTTGTACGGGACATATATATTATTATCTTTTTCTTTATCTTCTTCTTTATCTATATCTGAAACAGCGACGTCAGACGTTCTTTCAGACGACTTGTCAGACGATTTTTCGATCAAAGCTCTTTGTTTGGCTCTTCTTTCCTCTTGGTACAGCCTGTCACGCTCTTTTTTCCGTTCATAAGCATCCAATGTCTGGTGCTTATTCCAGTTCGGGATCGTGATTATTCCCTCCACTATCTCAATCATTTTAAATTGCTCAAACGCATTCAAAGCCAACTTTACAGTGGATTCATTCATTCTAAAGATTGTTGCCAGCATCTTGTCTGTGTAGGGAATCTTGTCATTCATCAGGAATACACCACCGTTATTCTTTTTCCCGGCAAGACATAGCAACTTGAACCAGACTGTTATAATTGCATAAGCATCCGGTAAACTCTCTATCAGCAATATCTTTTCATCATCAAAGATATCCGTTGCTATCTTGATCCACTTCACCTCTGCCATTACTCATCCTCCGCAATATAGACCACCACGCAAGGTGTATCCGAGTACACTTTTTCAATCTCCAGACTGGTTACCTGCTTATCATCGATGTATGCGACTCCGTTCAGTCCATCCAGAATGATTTTTGCAATGTTGTCTAAGTCAGGCTTCTTATTCGGCTTCATTTCTCCTTTTAAAGCCCTATCCTTATTCTTCTTAGACCAGCTCTCTGGAATCGGAAATTTCGCTAAAATTCGAACTCTCAGAGGGATGTCCGTGTAAAGCACGCCTATACTCTGCTTGTAAATCCTTGCAACTTCCTTTTCGTATTTTTTGCTTTCGTCTGGCGTATATGTAATGACTTTAAATCCGGCTCTGCGGAATCTCGGTCTTGCTTTTCCAACCGGTTTGCCCGGAATTGTAATTACCATTTATTCTCCTTTCTGCTCCCGGAATTACCGGGAGACAATGAATCTGGCTTACTTAAGGTATTTGTGACGTACTGTGCAGCAGCCATGAACGGGTTACAATTTATAGCAAAGGTTTAACCCTTTGCTAACATAGTGAAATTCTTGTCGGAACTGCTCTTCTGTTCCGTAGTGCTGCAAATAATATTCCTTGCAGCGTTTTCTTAAGTCTCTGTCAACTTTCGCTGCATTCTCCCCTGCCCTTGTTCCGTTTGGATGCAGGTCCGGTCTCAATGGAGCTATGAATCCGTAATCCTCCGAAAGTTCAATTTCTCTCGATGTGTGACTGAAAATGTGATGCCTTTCCACCCCATAAGCTCCGGTATACATGCAGTGATCCATGTCCTCTGTAAATATGCTCCACAGCTTCTTTGGTCTGCCGAAAGCTCTTTGATGACCTTTTTTCTTTTTCTTTCGCTTAGGTTTCGAGAATGCCATGTCGCTGTAATCAATACTCACAGTTCAATCCCCCATTTTTGTCTAAGCTCTTCTTTTTCATCTGGGGTCAAAAGGTCTGCATCTGGTATTCCAACCTCTCTGCAATCTTCCAACACGCCTTTGATGAGTCTGCTCATTTCTTTGGTGTTATACTTGCTTGACCCTTTGTAGCATTGCAGAGTGTGTAATGTTTCAGCTCTCCCTTTTAGGTCTTTTACTTCCTGCGCTCCACGATCTATCACAATCCGGAACACTGACTGTGCCAGATAGATGTCTTTTTCCCTGAGCGGTATGTACTCAAAAGCACCGTGGGATTTTAATTCATTTAGGTACGCTTGCCATCTGGTAATATCCAGCTTGTCTGCTAATTTATCCAGCAACACCCACAAATAAGAGTTTGCATCAAGGCTTCTTTTTGCTCTGTATGGCTTTATTTCAAGCGTTAATTTCTCATAATCTTTCAACTCATCATAGGCTTGTCGGAAGTCCTCTTCGGATTCGAATAGGATGGTGTGGCAATCTATCAAACGGCCTTTTAATTTTCCTGTGAATTTCATCAATCATCACCGTAAGTCCTTTTTATTGTGCTTAACATTGTTGCAGCTTCTGTCTCGGTAAGTGTCTGCTCAGTCCTATTGTTTTCTCTCAACCATCGTTCAAGATTGATGCCGTGAGATACGCATAGATTCTTGAGAGTCTTGATTTTCGCTTCAGACGCTCTGTTTTCCCCCGTTTCCGGTATTTGAGCATACATCTTGTTGTATTCCTCTTTAAGCCACAAATCGAACCCTAAGCCGGTATGTATTGCTACGCACTTCACAAACGCCCTGCACATGCTGTTCCAGACTCTTTGCTGACTCATAGAGTTGTCTTTTACAGGG